TTTGAGGTCACTTTTGATGAATCCAACGGCGACTACAATGAGATCGAACTTCTGACAGAGCCGATCGAAGTTGGTGTTTCCATCGGCTGGAAGCCCGATGGTACGGACGTTGTGGAAGATGTGACGGTCAGTTCCATCAAACTGCGCAAATACAGTCTGTCCATTACCCATGATGGCCCAGATTATGTAGATTTCTCTTACATCAACTGTCAGAAAATGTGTGCCATGATGAAAGACGGTACTGAAATTGAGATTCTCGGCACCGGAGGGATTTATCAGGCGCACGGTGAGATCGACTTCGAACAGCTTGACTACATTCAGCTTGCCGACGGCACAAAGCTGACCCTGCCTGCGCAGAATTCGGTTGGATAATGGTAAAAAAGATCCACCTCAATCGAGGTGGATCTTTTTGGCGGAGAGTTAGGGATTCGATTAAATTATAGCGTTGCTGCGGGCGAGCCCGCAGCAAGCAATGCTCCACCGGAGCATTACATTGAAACAGGTTCGAATCCCAATCGCACCATGAAAAACACCTATACCCTGATCAGGGTATAGGTGTTTTTGGCGGGGCGTATCGTTTGAAATCCGAACACCGGAAGAGCCTTGCGGATCGTCTGCAAACGGCGGTTCTTCGGTGCTTTCGATCATTTCCATATAGCTTACTTGCTTTCCGCCTTCAATGTTGTAATAAATAATTACTTTATCGTCGTACAGATAAACAGAACTTATGAAAACATCAATGATACGTTCGCGGAATTCCATATCGTCAAGATCGCCTTTACAAAACTGCTTTAACCACGCCTTGATCTGTTCTTCGGAAGGACGGACGCGAGCGGCTACGCGAAGTTTCGCAATATCTATTTCAAGATCGGTTTTCTGAACGTCGAGCAATTCCATTTTGTCAAAGATCGGTTGACGCGCCGAAGGCGGGCAGACCGCGAGCGTATCGACAAGCGATCGTATTTCGCCGTTGATCCGTTCTAACTGCTTTTCATAGTCTGTTATACGGTTGTCCCCGAAGTCCTTTTCATATTGAGCAACGAGGGCAGCGGCGATATAATCCATACGATCCGGCGTAAGCACATATTCAACCGTCTGTTCGACGATGTACCATTCAATAAAATCTTTCTTTTCGTTCTTCTTTTTGCAAGTGTGTTCCTTCTTGCGCTTGCCGCAGGCGTAATAATGATAGGTGCTTCCCATCTTTCCGCGCCCGCTTTCGCCTACCATGCGCGTACCGCAATAGCCGCAAAAGGCTTTACCCTGCAAAAGATAATCAATCTTTGCTTTCGCGGCGGCGGGAGCGTGTTTTACTTTGTCTAACCGCTCTTGTACCTTGCGGAACGTCGCTTCATCTATGAGCGCGTCGCAACCGCCCGTTACTTCCTGCCCGTTATAACGGTAAATCCCTATATATTTTTCATTTCGTAAAGCTGCTTGCATACTTGACAATGTAAGCGGCTTTCCTTTTTTGTTGCGGATGCCGCGCGCGTTCAATTCGTCGATGATCTGACGCTTTGAAACGCCTTTTGCGTATTGCTCAAACATATAGCGGATCGTGGGCGCTGTTCGTTCGTCGATCACAAGCCGTTTGTTCTCTACCTTATAGCCGATCGGAGGAACGCCGCCTAAATACGTACCGTTGATAATACTTTCCCGCTGACCGCGCCGGACGTGCTTTGAAAGGTTTGCTGAATAGTATTCCGCCATGCTTTCAAGCAAGCCTTCAAGGATAATGCCTTCCGGTTCATCGGATATATTTTCGGTGGCGGATATAACTTTAACGCCGTATTTCTTTAGCTTCGCTTTATAATGCGCGCTGTCATAGCGGTTACGGGCGAAGCGATCCAGCTTCCAAACAATGACGCGCTGAAACTGTTTTTTGCTTGCGTCGTCGATCATGCGTTGGAAGTCGGGGCGTTCATCGGTACGGCCTGTTATAGCACGGTCAATATATTCTCCGACAACGTGCAGCCCTTCCCGCTCCGCGAAGGCGTAGCAATCGCGTAATTGCCCTTCAATGCTTTGTTCCTGCTGGCTATGGGAGGAATAGCGGGCGTATATGACCGCGTTTAATGCTTGCTGCATGATTATTTCCCCTTCTGCTCTTCTTCCCAGCGCTTTATACCTTCTATAAGGCCAGTATAAAAAACTCTCTGATCTGCTTCGGATAATTCGGACACATTACTAAACAATGTATTCATTTGTTCAAGCAAACGCGAAGGATTACTTTCTTCACTTGCCCGATTTTGTATTTCTAATTGTAGACGCTTCCCGAATTGCGCGACGTCGTTTGAAAAGTATCTGTAAACCATGCTTTCTATCGGCGTTCTACTTGCGGCGGGTTTATCCCCGATGGCTTCAAGATCGTTCAGATCGTACTTTAACATGAAAAGTAATTTTTCAATCGGTATTCCGGTGGCATCGGATAATTTTATAAATGTGTCGAGGCTAATTGTTACGGGTTTGCCCGTGCGCGGATCATAACCCTTTTCAATGCTATCTAAATGAGTATGGCTAATTCCAATCTTTTTAGCATAATCGCGAAGCGAGAGATCGCCGCGCGCTTCCCGTATTGCTTTACCTAATGCGTTGTTGTCCATACACTACACCACCTTTTCTTTATTGTAAACCACACACTACAAGAAATCAAGTCAAAATAAAAAAAGTTACAAATAATTTTGTTGTGTGCGCTTGACAAAATGGATTTTGTAGTGTATGCTTTACACATAGGAGGTGTTAAGCGTGCCGAACAAAGTAAAGGAATATAGAAAGCAGCGCGGAATGACACAAGCGGAGCTTGCGAAAAGCGCAAAAGTTTGTAGGCCGTATTTATCGGCGATCGAGAGCGGGAAGCAAACGACAATTTCAAATGTTGTCATGCTCAAAATTGCAACCGCCCTTAATGAGCCAGTAGGAAATATTTTTTTTAATACATCTGTTGTGTGAACACAACATAAAAAGGAGGCGTAACAATGGCGCGATTACTTGCAGAAGGTGAAGCCCTTGTAGAAGTGGGCGTAATGGGATTGAGAGCGCCGGACGGCAGCATAACGGAAAACGTCAAGTTATTCCGGATCGTATCGGCGCGGGACGTAAGCCCGAAAACAGGCATGACGCAGGGCGAGGAAGCAGCCTGCACAGATATTGCAAAGGTGCTGGCGGAGAAATTCGGGCAGTACATCAACGAAACACGGAGGCTGGCGGCAAAATGAGCAAAAGAAAGAACAACGGGGCGGGCGCGCTTTCGATCTATGAAGGCTACGAAGCCCGCATAGCGGTAAAGAACCGCGAAGAATACGACAGATTAACAGCAAAATTCCGAGTTATGGAAGAAAACTGTTTTGATTTAGGCGAGGACGATAAAGGCGCGCACTTTTCAGCAGCAACGTATAGCGACATAGCAAAGTGCTTTGAAAAAGAAGATTTCGCGCCGGAAATCAAAATGGAGATCGCGCGGGCTTGTTATGCAACCTACATTGACGCATACAAAGGCAAAGAATTTAAGCCGCATATTATTTGCGAGCTTATAGGAAGCGGAGGCGGCGCGCAATGACAGATACAAAAGGCAGCAGAAAATACAACTTCCGCTTTCAAAGTTACCCGAACAAAATTGAGCAGGAGCGGAGGCGGCGCGGCTGGACAATTTGCGAACTGTCCGAGCGCACGGGCATATCAAGATCAACGATCGGAAGCCTTGAAATGCGAGCGGGTGGCGGTATCCCCAGCAAGAAAACGGGAGAGAGCATTACAGACACAACCGCGCACATGATCGCAACCGCGCTGGAGGTTGCACCGGAAGAGCTATTTGAACATTACGCAAGCGCGGCGGCGGAATATGTGCCGCGTGTGAAGCCCTTTGCAACGAGAGCCGAGCGGGACGCGGCAATTATAGCGGCGCTTGATCCGGTGAAATATACAGCGCTTAAAATGTGCGACGTTCTCCGCTGTAAAGATGTTTGGTACGAAATGGAAGATATTATCGCAGAGGCATACAGCGAGCTTGTAGCGGTTGCAGAGGAAGCCTTTACAAGAGGCATTAGCGCGGGCGGTTGCTTTGAAGCGTATGTTTGCGGAGCGGTAAAGAAAAGGTTTTTGCGGATACGGAAATATCACGGTATGCAATGCCGGAAAGCCGATCTTGTTAGCTATGAAGCGTATTTCCCGCTTCACGATCCCGCGTCCTCTTACCGCTTTGAAGATCATCTTGATTTGCGCGAGGAATGCCGCGAAGCCGTTCGGACGCTTTCGCCGGAGCGCCGAAGCGATCCATACATAGCGGAATTGCTGGAGGTAGTAGGACTATGAGAAAAACGGACAAAAAAATAACGCCCATCGGCGGCAACCGATGAACGTTAAGGCCGTACAACAGCCAATTCAGATATAAATATTATAGCAGTTGTGCGGCCTTTTGTCAATACAGGAGGCCAAGAAATGAGAGTAAAACGCCGTGTTTTTGCGGGGAGTGTATGTGAACAGGAGGTTTACACCGTGCCGAGCCAAGTAAAGGACGCGAACAGATATGAGCCGCGCCCGCGCTTTAGCAGCAAGGAAGAGTACGCGGAATTCAAGCGGCAGATTGCCCGCCGCAATTTTGCACGGAAGGTAAACGCGACTTTCTCCCCGCGATCGTTGTATATCACGCTGACGCTGGATCGCGACAACGAGGCGCATACATACGAAGAAATAGACGCGATCATAAATCCGTTTTGGAGGCGATTAAAGCGGATCAATCCGGCTATGCAAGCGGTGCTTGTCAAAGGGCGCGGAAAAACAACAAGCCGCTTCCATATCCACATGATTATAAACGGCTTGACCGAAGAGCAGATACGGGAAAAGTGGAAGGCCGGAAAGGTTACGCACATTTCCAATCTACGCACACACAATTATTACAACGGCGTGGATCACGGGCGGGATTATACAGGGCTTGCAAATTACCTTTTCGACCATTGGAAACCGGAACAGGGAACGCGGCATTACAAAGGCACGCGGAATTTGTGCGATCCGGAGATTGAAACGGCGACCGAAATAAAGCGGGAATATTCCGAAAGTAAACCACCGAAAGCGCCGAAGGGCTATAAGCTGGTGGAAGCAAAAACAACGCGCTACGGATTTATGCGCTTCAAATATGTAAAAATCGAAGAGTGCGAAGCGGGAACGTCGCCACCGAGCAACAGAGTACGGCCTATGAAGTGCTGATCGAAGATCGGC